AATGTCGCTCTCCGGCTTGGCGATGAACGCTCCATTTTCCAACTCGATTAGATAGACAATTTCGTTCGGTTCGCCCGTGACTGTTGTCTCTCCGATGGTAATGCTTTCACTGTCGGCTCTGACAACCCTCCCTTCAGACGCGTCGCCATCCTCCCAATCGAACATCACGATATCCCCAGCGCTAAACTCGGTTCGGGTGAGTGCGTCCACATCGGCCATGTCTCGGACCCTGTCGAACTCTTCTTCTTTCTCCTGCGCCCATTCGATTCCTTCATCCCCTCCCCAGGCTTTCCACATCATCCATCCACAGTCCGATCTCCCTTCCTCCCCCTGTTCTTTGTTCTGTTCGTGCCGGGCAAACGCTGCCATGCGTCCGATAGTATCCTCGGACAACTCTTCACCATTAACGAGTTGGTTCGCTCTCTCCCACCCGACTTGTGTGCCGCAGTCGTTGGGGTTCCCCGTTTCCTCTCTCGCGTCGAGTGCCATCTGTGCGTTCTCGACAGCTGCCTCGGGATAATCACCCGTGTCAATATCCTCGATGTCTTTCAGCGCACGCGAGTTGTTCCGCACGTTCCGCGCTCTTACGAAGGTGTGCCGACAGTTGATATGTGGGGTCCATTCTCTCCCGCCCGGACCCTCTTCGGGGAACTCTTCCACACTCTTTTGCACGAGTTCTTTGAGCCGATCCAGCGAAACCCCGTCCTGGCTATTCTCCCGAATCCACTCACATCTATCAGTCGTTCGGTTGTCTCCGGGTCCGACCCAGCGGTAATTCTCATCCAGCATATCCCGTTCCTCATACCCGATCTCCCGAGCGTTTGCCACAATACTTTGCGTCTCGGTTCGGGCAATCCGTTCGGCGTCTCTCTTGCTCGCGCCCGTGGCGTCCATCACATTTTCGGTGAGAGAGTTAATAGACCACCCGTGTTCTGTCTCTAACGAATCAAGCAGTGACTGTTGAAGGTCTAACTTTGTCCCCTGTTCGATGGTGTCGAATTGACTAAACACGGCACCCGTTTGGACGGCCTGCCGAAGCCAATTCTTCGCAAATTCGGGGACGTCCTTATCATCAAACGCAAAGAGTCCCCTATCGTCGGCTTCGTCCCACGCGACTCGCTCATAGGAGTCCATGAGTACTTCCAACGCTTTACTCGCTTCCTGATTTGCCTCAGAGAGTTGCACCTGTTCGGGTTGGTTCTCGACGAACTCCTCGTGCGTACCGCATGGCATATACAGCGTCTCTCCGCCCTGTTCCATTGTGTGGGTTCCAGAGCATCCGATTTCCTCAGCGCGTTCGGACGCTTCTGCCTCAGAGTTGTAGACTTCATCCCCACCTTCAAGCGGACTCATGGCGCGGGACATCCCGAAAATCCCCTGGTCCGCTTGGGAATCCTCCGGTGGGCCTAACTCGCTCTCATCGCCGTCGTGTGGGGCATACCCGAACTCCTGTCTGATTTCGTCGACCGTGAGAACATCCTTGGCTGTGGACATCCAACTCGCCGTGTCGGATTTGTCGGTGATAATCTCGTCAAACTCAAACCCGATTTGGATCTCTTGAGAGTTGAACGGACTGAAGCGATTAATCGCGGGTTCGACAGTCTGGTTGATAAACTGCCGGATGAACATCTGCTGTTCAGACTTCCCCTGCCGGATAAACGCCGCGAGACGTAGGTCTGCGGGACGACCCGTCCCCATGCCGTCACCACCAATATCTGCTAACTCTAGTGGGATGCCCAATGCAATGGCGAGTTGTTTGAGGTCAATTTCCGTCGCGTCCATAATAGACGCACTCCCGAAGTCGTCAATCTGTTCGACATCGACATCGCTCCCGGTGAAGAAGTCTTGGTCCTGTTCGATATTCCGAACCCGTGACCGGAGTTTTCGGAGCTGGTTGTCGTCGACAGAGGGGCCGCCCTCTCGCCCGACTTTGAACTGTCGCTTAGGATTCCCGTATCGGTTCAAGAACCGCGCTCTGTTCTCTTGGTTTTGTGCATAGCGTTCGACTTCGTCCAATGCCCGGCCAATGAGAGACACGCCCCCGACCTGTCGCCCGACTTTTGAGAGGGTGAAATGCGAAATGGACTGTGCCGAAAACGTCTGCTGTTTCTCCGTTCCATTCGACCGGATGGTTTGCGTCCACGCGATAATCTTCCCCGTGTCATCAAACTGTGGCTCCAGGGTTTTCGGGTTGATTAGCTCCTCGTGGCTAAACCCACCCGCACGGGTTTCGACTGTCTCGGTGTCTGATTCGCCATAGACATAGACGTCCCGTGCAATCCTCGGGAAGAGTTCATCTACGTGTCCGAAATTGGATTCAAGCCACTCCTCTACCTCCGGGCGTTCTGCCGTCCACTTCCCACCCACGCCAAAAATCATGTAGGCCCTGGCGTCAATCATCTGGCTGATTGGACCGCCCGATTTGTAGATGTCCTCATAGGTGCGCAGGGCTTCGGGGTTTCTGTTTTCCGGGTCGAAAAATGTCTTGCCCAGACTCCCGCCGCCATCAATCCATGTGTCAGGCTGTCCCTCGGCAAACGACCGAGAGAGGTAGTTTTTAAAATCCTCGTAAAGGCTCATATATGCCGTATGAGAGTCTATCGCCTAAAAGGTGTGTGAGAAAGGGGTGAACAACACCCCCCGACATGGTCGGTCTGATGGGGAGTACAGGGGAGTTGGAACGGGCGCTCGTGCGCCGATTGTTGCTATGCTAGCATCTCACTAATAACTATGGGTTGATTTCTCTCGGGCCATCCAGTAGCGCCCCACCGTGTCGTTTCTCCCCACACTTGTCGCACTCTAAGATTGTGCAATACCCCGCTTGGTTTGTCAAATACTCCACCTTCTCAATCATGGGTTGTCCACAACAAACCTCCGAATCCTCGAATAATGGCCCGTTGAACCAAAGCCCGGAGGTTTTCTCTTTGACGTCATCCCAGTATTTCATCGGCCTAACTCCCTCTCAAAGAATTTCTTCATCTCTGTCTCGTGGTCTTCTATCTTGTTGATAACCCGCTGTTGGTTCTCCGTGACGCTAAAGTCCTTCATACGCTCTTCGATGCGATCCAATTTCTCTGCGACGTCGTTGGTATCCTCTCCATTGTTCTCATATTTCCCATCTCGAACATCCTCTAACGTATCCATGAGGCCGTGAAGGAACTCGTTGGCCGACATATCGGGGTTGTGTTCATCCGCTGTCTCTGCCTTCAATTCATTAAACCGCTCTCGCGTCGACCGCTTGACGCTCAGGCTTGTCCAATCTGACATTGCATTCTAATGCATCACATTGAATCCACATTAAACCATGCATTGAATCCACATTACCATGTCTCGCCCCCCATCACGCCAACGTTTGCTTGGCCTTGTCTACGGTCCATGATAATGCTATACCTCAATGCGTCCATCAGGTGGTCGTGCGCTTTGACCACATCCGAATCGTCCTTGGGATCGTCTTTGTATCGGTACTGCCCAAACTCGTTGATTAAGCTGGTGCAATGCTCAGCCACGTGGATGTTGTCAGAGACCGTCTTAACCGCCTGCAACCCCTCAGACACACTGTTATCGGCTTTGAGTGCATCTATCCCGTTCCGATGGAAGACTTCGATGCTTCCTGGTTCTGCGGGGTCGCAATAGACAGGCCCGCTATCATGGTTGTCGTACCACCCCTGCATTTGCTTTGCGAGTTCTTGATTGGTCAATCCTCGTTCTTTGAACTCGTCTATGATATAGTAGTCCTCTCCGTTGACGACGATAGCCAAAGCCCCGGCTGGGTCTGAGGAAAACCCCCAGTCCTGTCCGTAGATGATTCTATCAAAGTCCGGGATTATTTTCCCTCTCTCCTCTCGGGTGATTTTGTCTTGCATCCACCCGAAGGATTTGATATGCTCATCTCGGTCAAACCATTTGTGGACCAAGCCCTCGAATGTCGTGAAATCACCCAACACTTCTTGTTCATAACTCTCGCCACTGAAATCGGCGTCTAACTGTTCTTTGTAGTCATCGGGAGTGAACGGATTGGCGTGGCTCGGGACTCTTAGGATCGCAAGTCTATCAGTAGACTCTAAGACGTCAGCTTGGCCGTGCCGGAACATCGTCCCCTCGATACCGCCAACGAAGAAGTCATAGACACTGTCGTAACCTTTCGGGGTGGTCGTGATATACCCGTTCCGGTAGTTCCCAACACGCAGCCGTTGTTGTAGAATCTCTTGGGCACGCTGTGGGACTTCCGTGCGCTCGTCGATCCACCACCATGCTAAGTTAAGTCCCCGCAATCGTTCGACGGTCCGTCTGTTGTCTGCAGACAAAATCAATGCGCGAGACCCATTCGGGGCGTGAATCCCCGGCTCATCGCTGTGTTGAGACCGATACTCCCAGTGATTCAGTAACCCAAATTCGCGCATCTCGGGGATAATCACGTCTTTAATCATGGTCGTGGTAGGTGCCACGATAGCCCCCAATTCCCCAGGATTCCAGTGTTCCATGTTCAAGACGGTTCTGATAATCCCACCACTAGTTTTCCCAGCTCCAACGCCGGAGATATAGCCGTAGTACTTGTGGTCGCTCCAGAGAAACGGCTCTTGCTCCTTGAAGGGGGTGATTTCAGTCTCGGTCTGGGACATTGACGGTGATCCCCGAGTGTTCTATCTTGTCCGGTGTCTTGTCCTCTTCCCCAGACTCTTGGAGCCATTCAAAGAACGCAATCTGTAGATTGGCTGCGTCCTTGTATTCGCCTTGGCTCATTAACTCCCGGACCGCCTTTTCACAGACAAAACTCGTGTTAGCCCGAACGTCTTTGCCGACGTTTCTAGTTTCGTACTCTCGTATCTTTTCAATATCGCTTGATATCTGCCGTTGTGTCACCCCATATCGCTGCCCGAGTTGTTCCTGTGACCGTTCCAAATTTCGCGGGTGACCAGCCTCTTCGATTAAATTATAGAGTTCGCTTCTCCGTTCTGCCCAAGTGTATTCGTGCGGTGGTTTGTCGTCTGGGACTGGCAGCGTCGCATAGTCCGGATTAGAACTCATTAGTATCTACTCCTGATTTACAC